CCCGCCATCAACTTTTATCTCACTGCCTAGATTTCTATAAGCAATAAGAGGAGCTCCGTTTGGAACCTGCTCGAGATCTGGATTTGCTTCTTTGTATGGATCAAGCTCTGAGATTTTCATAAACTCTGTAAACTCGTCACCAGTTTTTCTGTTTTTAAACTTATAAGTTGGCATGTTTTCTCGGTACTTCTGTTATAGTAAATTTAATATTTTTAAACAACGACGAGGCTGTTCGCATATTTTTTATTTCTTCAGAACTATCATCCCAATATTTTACTGATTGTATTTTGGTTTGAGATTTATCAGCCGCTCTCAATATTTCAGCTATGACTTTACCCTTATCATATCCAGCACTCAAAGACCCCATTCTTATTACATGCGCGCCTGGATCGTTTTTGTATATTTGCAATCCATCATTTCTAAATTTTTTTAAAAATATTTCTTTTGCACTTTGTTCTTGCATTTTTATTCGTTGCTGTGGTGTCATTGCTGTAAACATTTCATTTTCTATTTTTTTATCATTTTGACTTTTGATGGACATATTGCTTCTTGCTGTCAATATTATAAAAAAATTTGATTTATCCCTAAATTCTTGTATAGCTTTATTAAACAAAGTTGTTTTTATGGCTTTATCAGAAAAATATTGTGGATCAGTGAATTGAGAAAAATCATATTCATAATCATTCGATTTGTGATGATTAGCATACTCTGCAGTAGTTAATGTTCTAATAATTTTTTTCGTCTTAGGATCTTTTAATAAAATTTTTATTCCTGGCGTCGTATACAAAGTGTCATCTATATCCCAAACTGATAAAGCTGTAAAATTTCGCCCGGAAGATTTATATTCTCCGGTTTTTGTTATTTTAGCGATAACAGTATTGAGGTTTTCTTGCACAATCAATCCAACTCTTCGTCTAGGTCAACCAGTTCCTGAATGTTTTTAGTCCTGAGAGCTCTGTCGATGCGTTTCTCTTTTCGCTTTCGACGGTTGCCTTCTCGGTCTGTATCCCAAACATCATAGTCCTCTTCTAGATCTTGAAAGTATCTTCTATTATTAATGGTTTTTCCCATTTCCCTCTCTCTTAGATTTTTTCTGCTGGAAAAGCTTTATTGAAAATATTTTTGTTTATAGTTTTTGGTAGCTGTTTGTCTTTAACTTGTATGAGAAGCTCTGCATCCTCAGGAAGAATCGATTCTAACATCTCAACAAACAGCTTTTCTCTTTTCTGTGGCGGAATATGATTGCCAGTTCCATCTATAAACATATATAAAAGTCTAGTCCTCGAATATAACATACCCTGAAGGTCAGGATATTCTCTATTCGGTTTATATTTAGGCGTTCCTGGTTCTAAAAGCCAATTAATTTTTGGGTGTAAGCCACACCTCAACACAACCTTTAGTGGCGCCGACTCATGCCTTCGAAGGAATTCTACTCGCTCTTTGGTATCGTCTATTTGTGCGGCTTTGTTGATAATAGCAGAAAGGGATTCTTTTAACAATGTGATCTCCTAGAAGTCATTTATTTTCTCCATCATATTTTTGAGTCGATGTTTGATAAAATAATTAAGAATTGATTTTCTGTCTTTCCCAGCTTGGCTTTCGTATTCTTGAATAATTTTTTCTGATATGGATTTCGGCACCATATCTAGATCGATCAAGAGTTGATTCCTATACCATCTCTGCAGAGACATATGATCGCAATATTCTTCTGGTCTTTTACCTAACCAACTATTTATTTTAGATTCTCTTAAAGGTTTTTGTCTCTCTCGCAAAACTAAAGAATTATCTCCCATCAGGATGCTGGGTATACCGTCACCCTTGTCGCCCCTGATAATATGTTCTTGTTTGTAGAGATCCGGATATGCGTGATAGATCTTTTTCTTTCTCACGGGATCATATTGTTCCACGCCCATATAGTTGTGCAGCTGGATAAAGTCTTTGTCACCAGAAAGAATCAGTATGCGTTTTCCTTCGGGACCAAACTTATGAACGAGAGTCGCGATAATATCATCGGCTTCAGCACCCTCAACCTGAACGAGCCTATAGGGCATGAATTGCTTGAGCTCTTCTTTGATTTTACCGAAAGACTCAAAGACAAGTTTCCAATCAAACAGCTGTTCTTCTTCTCTTTGTTGTCTTCGATTGGCTTTGTAATAGGGGAAAGCTTCTCGACGCCAGCTGTTCTTAGAATCACAGGCGATAACAATCTCGCCATAATCGCTGGAATATGCTGTTTTGAAAGAACGGATTGAATTAAGAATCATGTGTCTCAGAAGAGACTCATCAACTTCTTCTTTTTTCATTTTACCAATCTGGATCATCAGATTGGCCACCATAATTTGTTGTAGATCAACGATAATAATTTTCAAATCTCCAGATTCAATTATTTGACAACCCTGAGCAGAATACAATTCTCATTGATCCTGCCATTAGGAACTCTACTTTTAGTCTTTATCTCGCTCATGAATTTCCTGAGAATAATTTTACCACCACTGAGAACCTTGTTGATTTGCTCTTCTGGTTTCCTAAGAGTTTTCTGTTGTGATTCCTCTTTACAAAATCCAGTTATAGTTGTTCCCTTCATCGAAAGACCTGCGGGACCAGAAGCATTAAACATAACCATCTGCTTATATTTAGTGTTGTAAACCCAGAGTTGTTGACTTCCGACAATTTCAGTTGGTTGAATCGAGACAATCTTGAAAGGCTTAAACTCTTTCTGATATTTGATCCTCTTGACAACATCAACTGCCAGCTTCTGTTTCTTCTTCCTGGGTTTCCGAACCTTTGACGCCTTACGATTAGAAGTGTGGCGATCTAAGTCTGCCATCCATTCTTCCAGAAACCTGNCCTGCTTGAGCCTGTCTTTTCCGAATGAGTTTCTGACTTCTTTGTCGGTGCAATTAAGATCTTCAAGAACACGACTGTAGTAGTCGCGAATCATACCAGAGATTTGCGGCGAAACATTATTTTTCTGAAGAAAATCATAAAGAGCAAACTTCTGTGATTTCGTTACAAAAAGATCATAAGCTTCTTCTAGATCCGCGATAACGTTTTGGCCTTTTTCTTTGATCCGTTCTTGGATGTTGGGTTTTTCTTTTGTTGTTGTGATCTCTTCAGGATCGCTCAACTTGGAACCAGAATTGATAATTTCTTTAACTTTATATTCAAAACGCTGTTGCGTTTCTTTATCGAACTTAGTTCCATTGAGTGCCATCTTGGCCATCCAGAACACGGTCGGTATGACTCGTTTCGGATTGATCCTCTTGGCAGAACGAATATCTGATTTGGAGGAGCCACTGCGATCTAAATAATCTAGAAACCACCTGTGGCCTTTCTCGGCATCTTGGGTGTAGTTATACCAAGTCAGAGCCTTGGATAGCTGAAGATTATCGATCTTGCCGATAATAATGGGTTCGGCGCCATAGTAAACATCCGTATTACCAGATGACCTACGAGCCTTACGTTTTTTAACTTTAAGCATTTTTCTTCCCTAAGCTAGAACACCATTCTAGCCTAAATTAACTGAAAAGTCAATCGTTTTTTACGAATGATATCAATGACTTCCACTGGGGAATTACAGCATCCCAGCTGTATCTGTGGTCAACATAAAACTTATTTAAGGAGAAATTCATGTTATCTTTATTTTCCAGCAGAAAGTGAATAGAATCTTCTAGATTATTGTGAAAAACCCCAGCATGTTCATTCATATATTCTGAATATCGATACATGTGGTTGAGGCCTGCCGAAATCTCAGGAAGAGCCGCCAAATCAGAGTGCACACAAAGACACCCAGCAGACATAGCCTCTACCATAGCCAAGCAAAAAGTTTCTTTCCACATAGAGGGATAAGCAAAGATATGCGCCTGTTGAAGAGCCTGCCTTACAACACTGTTTGGTTGGAACCCATGATAATTAATCCCAGGATGATTCCTGCAACGATCAAAAAGGGGCTCATAAACTTTATCCCTCTCTGGCCATCCATAGATATTGAACGAAGAGAAAACATCCAACTCTAGTTTACCATCAAACTTCTCATAAAGATTTTCAAATACGGGAACAAGAATCTCAAGACCCCTGTGTGGTGTTGATGTGTAAATCAACTTCACTTTATCAGTAGGATCAGGTTTCTTAACTTGTGGAATTGGTTCAATAGCGTTATGAATAACAAAACATTTGTGGTTGTTTGGAATGCCAAGTTTGTCGATGTATTGTTGCATTTGCCAGTAAGAAACAAAGACCAGAGCGGAGAATCTGTTTCTTGAGAGGTCATTGCTTAGGTGTTGAGACTCTGGATCTTCTGGCAAATCGTGCAGATGCAGAATTCGTTTTTTGTTTCGCTCAATATCTCTGACTCTTGAGCTTATAAGCTGAATGCCATCGAGACTATCACCCAACCTTTCAAACAATCCTCGCGTCACGAGTTCTGTCCCGCCATTGGCATTGACGTTCAATTCATTTATTTGCATTTTTATTGTCCATAGATTTAATAAAGTCTTTGAATTGCTGACGCGGCAGATGACCGTAATTAATGAAAAGGTCTACGCCATATGACGTCAATATCGGTTTATAACTTATTTGATCCAAACGAGCAAAATTATTTTTCAATAAAATATTGACTGCTTCTTCGTCAGCCCATATCTCTGTAAATAAAATAGTCGGAAATATCATGTCGTTTCATGCACAATAAAATCAATAACAGAGTCCTTTCGAAAAGACCTCCAACCAGAGTTTTCGATGTCCCAGACAGAAACGATATTCTCGTTGGTCTTTCGTTCCGATTCTGTTTGTTTTTCCGGAAGAAGATCTTCTTTAAGAGTGCACAGCATTCGCCGAACATCTCCATTCACTTTGGTGAAAACCACTGTGCACTTATTATTCTTTAGATCATTAACATACATCATTTTAGATACTCCTTCAATCTATCAAATCCACCAACTTCAATATTAAACTGATCGCCATCTTCACTATATTTTTGATGAACAATCATAGGAAATGTTTTTTGTTCTGGAAACTTTGTTCTAAATTCTTCCAGAGTATAATCAGATCCAAGATTCTTAACTTCAAATTTCTTTGAGCGCATCAGCAAAAAGCTCTTTGCTTGCTGACAAAAAGAACAATTGTCTTTAGAGTATACAGTAAACGTTTCTTGCATAATATGTGGTTCCGTTAAGCAGCTTTTTTCTCTTCAAGTAAAGTTAGCGAATGTTCACGATCGATGAAAAAATACTCGATTTTGACTGGGGAAAATTGTTGCATCTCATCAATGATGTCTTGTGGAGTAAGAGTTGAGCATGTATACACATCAAACTCCATCAATCCAGGACTTACTGCATCCCACACATGCATGGCAATGTGGCTCGTCTCAATGATTGTAACTGCGGTCAATCCCTGATTTCCGACCATATTGGAGTAGACGCTATATGGTCCCATAAGAATTTTC